TGTTGGGGTCACTCTGCATTAAAACGCAGATGTGAGAATTCTCTCTGATTGACTTGGAACTCCTGAAGAGGACAACAAGGGGCAAGCGAAAGCAGCCTGAACGACTAAGCGAGAGAACACCTGTGAAGGTGAAGCGATAGTCTGGACTTGAGCGCAACTTGAAGTAACCAAAGCTCAAGAGTGCGGCAGAAATGACCGCACCACACCGCAAGGTGGGGTAACAGCAAGCAATACGAAATATGCGTTTTTTAGGCCACACGTAGATAGGAACTTTGTACCGATCGGCGGCGAACGGCAAGCCGTTAACCAAGACGCTAAACCTACTTTGCATTAATGGCGTCTTTAAACCTTCTCTGATTGACTTGGAAGCCCGGAAGCGGGCGACAGGGCGCAAGCGAAAGCAGCGTGAACGACTAAGTGAGAGGGACACCGAAGGGTGTATGCGATAGTCTGAACACTGGTATAACTTTATTGAAGCCAGTGAGGGAGATCCGAAGCGGTCCCCCCGCCATCGAAAGATGGTCAGTAAGCCGAAAGGCTGAAAGTAACAGAATGATTGTTAAATTGATCGGTTGGGCTGGCAATCTTTGCGCCAGCGGCCCGCAATTTAGCGGCGTGTTGATAGCTTAAGGAGAATGGATAATGGCTTATACTTTTGCTGAAAATCAAAGCGGTCTGCTTCAGATCGCAAACATCGACACCGGGGTGACTTCACCTAGCGGCGTTTCGTCTGGCAGCTCGTCTGTCATTCCGACGCCGCCTAATGTCCTGGGCAAGATCGTGCGCGCTGACGATCCGACCTATGGCGAAGGCGAGTTCATCCTGCTGGTCGGGGTGGCTTCAACGGTGGTCGGTTCGTTGGTTAGCTACAACGCAACGACTTACCAAACGGTGCTGGTGCCGAATACTGCTGTCCAGGCTTGCCCGGTAGCGGTTGCGATGTCGGCTAACTTGGCCGGCACGTTTGGCTGGTATCAAATCGCTGGCAATGCGGTAATCAAGAAAACGGCAGTTGCGGTTACCCCGCAAGTGACGGTATTCCTGTCCGCGACTGCTGGTCGTATTAAGGTTCTTGCCTCTGCGGGTCTGCAAGTTGTCGCAGCTCGTTCGGCAAACCTGGCTACGATTGCCGCAACCGTTTCGACGGTCACGGTGACGATTAACCGTCCGCACCTGCAAAGCCAAATCACCTAATGGTCGATGTAGTTTTAAATGTAGTTGGAAACACACTCCCCAGCGTAATGCTGGGGAATGTGGAGCTGTCTTGCAAAAGGCAGCTTTCTTGGTTTGACTTTGATGATAAGGTCAACGAAGAAAGCATTTGTATCGTTGGCGGTGCGCCGAGTTTGAATGAGTCGGTGCAACAACTAATGATCCGGCATCAGAACGGCGCCAAGATCTGGTCTGTCAATGGATCCTATGATTGGTTGCTTGCCCGCGGGATTGTTCCTGACGGACATGTGATGTTGGATGCCAGGCCGGAGAATGTGCGGTTTGTGCAGAATCCCAAGCTGGAAACCCAGTTTTACGTGGCCAGCCAGTGTGATCCCTGCGTATTTAATGCCTTAGAGGGCTTTAAAGTGGACTTGGTGCATGTCCAGACCGAAGGTGTCTACGAGTATCTCGAAAGCGAACGCGAGCGCCCTGTGCATCTTATGGGCGGTTTTACAACCGTTGGCATGTTAGCGATGATTCTTGCCAAGCTGAAAGGTTATCGGCAAATCTACCTGTTTGGGATGGATTCCAGCTATTCCGAAGGCGAACACCATGTTTACAAACAAGAATCCAACGACGGTGAGAACGTGATTACGGCTACAATCCACGAAACGAAATACAAGGCTGCGCCGTGGATGTGCCAGCAAGTGCGGGACTTTCAAACGCTTGCACGTAAATTTGCTGAAGATGATGTAACAATTGAAGTTTGCGGTCCCGGTTTATTGTACGCAATGGCGAAAGCCATGACTTTTCCATTAACTCAAAGGATATAAAATGGCTATTCCCTCACGTGTTTTGGCTTCTGGTAATTCCCCGCTTTCGACGATTAGCATCTGCGGCGATGGCGCAACTGGCTTGGTCGCCGTTGGCAGCACCATTGCTGACGCGCTGCAATTGTCTGCGGTATGGAACACGATCACCACCAGCTCGGCGTCAACTGGCGTAATTCTGCCGCCGACCGAGGTTGGCGCTATGATCGGCATTCGTAATGATTCTGGCCAAACGGTTACTGTCTATCCGAAATCTGGATCGACGATCAATGCTGCCGCGTCAACATTGTCTGTTGCAACGGCGAAAACCGTTATTTTGTTTGCCACTAGCGCCACGACTTGGGCATCTGTTCTGACTGCGTAATGACAATTCCCTCACGGGTTTTGGGTGCAGGTGCGTCATCATTGATGACCGTTGCCATTTGTGGTGACGGTGTTGATGGGTTGACCGCGGTGGGTTCGACAAGAGCGAATGCGTTGCAATTGACGAAGATTTACAACTCTGTTGATACCGCGGCTTCCGGCACTGGCGTATTGCTTCCTCCTACACAAATGGGGGAAACAATATTCATTGCCAATTCAGGGGCAAACACGATAAAAGTGTATCCCTACGAATCAGCAACGACTATAAACCAAACAACGTCAGCAGTAATTGCCAGTAATTTTAGCAGCATATTTTTTGCGGTATCATCTACAAAATGGTACAGCTTGACAGGCGCACGAACTTAATCCCCACAGGAGAATAAAAATGGCTTTAGACAGTGACATTAACAATGCCGATTCACACTTGCATGTTGAGTTTTATACTAACGATCAAAAGCCGTACAAAGATCGTCCTACGCCGTTTGTGAGGATTGTAGTGCCAGGCGATAAAACTAACATTGTTGATCAACCTGTCAGAGAAGATCATAAAGAACGGTTCCCGCGTCAATGGCTGTATTTCCAAATGCAGAGCGGCGATGGCCCGGTAATCGGAACGATGCTGGAGCAATGGAACAAAGACGATGACGAAGGCTTCAACGCGCATCAAATGGCAGAGCTTCAGATTCTTAAATTCCAGACCGTCGAGCAAGTTGCAACGGCTTCGGATAGCCAATTGCAACGCATCGGAATGGGCGGGGCTGGATTGCGAGAAAGAGCAAAAACGTATTTGACCAGAAAAAACCAATCCGCAAACACTTCCGAATTGGAAGTTACTCGCCGTGAGCTTGATGAATTGAAACAGCAAATGGCGATGCTAATGGAAACCAAAAAACTCGGCAGGCCGCGCAAAGAGGCGTAAATATGAGCAGCACAATGCTCCAGTTGGTGCAGCAAGTCACAAACGAACTAGGTGTCACGGCGCCGGTGTATGTCGCTGGCAATACCAATCAAGATGTGACGCAGATTCTCGCGCTGATGAACGCGACGGGCTACGAGCTGCTGCGCCGGCACAACTGGCGCGCAATGACCAAGCAAAAGGCTTTTTATACTGAATACCTGACCACCACCGGCAACTGGACCACGGCAGCCAGGACAATTACCGGCATTCCCAGCACCGCAGGGTTGGACACAACCTACCAGGTGCAAGGAACCGGCATCAATCAAAATACGTTTATAGAGTCCGTGGACAGTTCGACGCAGGTTACGCTTAATCAAGACTTTGCTGCCGCTGGCGGGGCTTCTGCTACTGCTTATTTCCAGAAAATGAAGTATGACCTGCCGAGCGACTACGAGGCATTGGTGCCAAGAACGATGTGGGACCGATCCAAGCATTGGGAAATGTTGGGGCCAGAGGATGCCCAGCAATGGGAATGGTTGCTTTCTGGCTACATCAGCACCGGGCCGCGCATTCGGTGGCGCCTGCTGGGTTCTTATTTTCAGATATGGCCAGGCACCTCTGCCGCTGAATATCTTGGCTATGAATACAGATCAAACGGCTGGGCTAATTCTGCTGCTGGCGCCGTAAAGACCAGCTTTACGGTGGACACCGACACGACGATTTACCCTGACCGACTAATGGTGCTGTCCACAAAGCTCAAGTATTTCGAGGCCAAAGGGTTCGACACAACGGCGATGTACCGAAATTACATGTATGAGCTTGAAGCAGCAATGGCGCTGGATATGTCGGCTGCAAACCTGAGTTTTGCACCGCGCCCTGGCACTGTGCTAATCGGATACGACAACATACCTGACAGCGGATATGGCCCAAATTAACCAACTGGTGCAGGGCAATGCGGCGCGAGTAGCGTCTGTTCCAGCTCCTGTTGGCGGCTGGAACGCCCGCGACAGCATTGCCAACATGGAGCCGCTGGATGCGGTTCAACTGATTAACTTCTTCCCGACTGTCAGCAACTGCGTGCTGCGAGGTGGTTCGACGAATTGGGCTACCGGCATGACCGGCCAGGTGCAGACGATCATGGTCTACAACGGCGGGTCCAGCAGCAAGATGTTTGCCGCGGTCGGGACTCCTGATCTTAAATTCTACGATGCCAGCACCGCAGGTGCTGCAACTGCAACCACCGTTACCGGCCTGACAAACGCAATTTGGGAATACATCAACATCACGACGACCGGCGGCACTTATTTGTATGCGGTGAATGGCGTGGACAAGCCGCGGTTGTACGATGGCACAACATGGACCGCCATTGATGCTGCTTCAACGCCAGCTATTACCGGCGTGACGACAACAACTTTATCAAATGTGACGCTGTTTAAAAACCGTTTGTGGTTTATTCAGAAAGACACGCTCAAGGCGTGGTACCTGCCGACCAGCGCGGTCGGCGGCGCCGCGCAGGTTTTGGATCTGTCAGCTATTGCCAAATTCGGCGGGCATCTTGTGGATCTGGATACCTGGACCATAGACGCAGGCTATGGCGTTGACGACAACCTTGTTTTCGTCACGAGCAACGGCGAGGTGATTGTTTATCGAGGCACCGACCCGGCCAGTGATGCTACCTGGGCGCTCACCGGAGTTTGGAAGCTAGGATCGCCAATCGGCAACCGAGCCATGCTGAAGTGGGGCGGCGACCTGCTGATCTTAACTTATGACGGTCTGATGCCGATGGCTCAGAGCTTGCAATCATCCAGGCTTGATCCTCGCGTGGCGTTGTCAAACAAGATACAAGGCGCCATTACGCAGGCCACAACTAACTACGGCGGCACGCACGCCGCAGTTGGGTGGCAGGTCTACTACAACGCTCGTCGCAATGCTGTGTGGATCAATGTGCCGATCGCAGAAGGCCAGCAAGAACAATACGTGATGAACACAATTACTACAAGCTGGTCACAGTTTCAAGGTTGGCCAGCAAATTGTTGGGAAACCTACAACGATAATCCTTATTACGGCGGCAACGGCGTTGTGGTCAGGGCGTGGGATGACACCTACGTTGATAACACATCCAACATTTCAACAAATGTTTTCCAAGCATTTAACTATTTCGACAGCCGCGGCGTAAAAAAGTATTTCACCAGGGCGCGGCCAAGTATTTTTACCAACGGATCACCTGCTATTTTTGTTGGCATAAACGTAGATTTTAACGTTGATGACACAACCGCGCCTATTTCGGCATCTGCATCTGCTGTTGGCTTATGGGATGCAGGAACGTGGGATTCTGCATTGTGGGGATCTGGTTTGCAGATCACGAACAACTGGCAAGGTGTTACCGGGCTTGGTTATTGCGGCTCGATCCAGCTTAAAAGCGCATCCAGCGGGCTGCAAATTGAGTGGGCATCGACGGACGTTGTTTACCAAGCCGGATGGGCAGGGATATAGTATCGGGGCCGGATGTCGGCCACTGGGTAGCAAAACGTGTGGATTATGGCTTTTTAGAAACCAGAGCCAACGCAATAGGATTAAAACGGAATGATGAACTTATTGCGGGAGTCATTTACGAGAATTGGAATCATCAAAGCATATGGTGCCATTTCGCTATTGAAGGCCAACTGACACCTGCTTTTTTAGCGGCGATATTTGATTACCCGTACAACATTTGTCAGGTTGAAAAGATTATTTGCCCGGTTGGAAGCGATAACGAACAAAGTGCCAAAGTGGTAAGGAAAATGGGATTTACCGAGGAAGGCAGAATCAAAAAAGGGCGACCACACGGCGACATTGTGTTTTACACATTGCGCCGCGATGACTGCCGGTTTTTAAATACACGATACAATAAAAGGATAGCAAATCATGGGTAAATCTTCACCTTCGCCACCTCCGGCACCGGACTACGCTGGCGCAGCTCGTGAGCAGGGCGCAGCGAACGAGGCTACCGCCAGGTTGCAAGGCCGTATCAACAATCCAAATGTCAGCGGGCCGCTGGGTAGGCAGACTGTTACTTTTGACGAAGTTGACCAGCCGACAATTACGCAAACGTTAACGCCTGACGCACAATCAACTTTAGAAGCACAGCAACGCGTACAGCGATCTCTTGCCAATTTAGGCGAGCAAGGTATCGGAACTGCGAGAACTGCTTTAGCTAATCCGTTTTCTCCAAACAGCATGGGGTTGCAGACTCGTATAGATACTTCCAATCTTGCAAGAATGCCGGTCAATGCTGGCACGACAGGACAAGAAGCAATTATGGCTCGGTTGGCGCCGCAGCTTGAAAGACAAGACGCGGCAACACGGTCAAGGTTGTTAAATCAAGGTTTAGTGCCGGGCGGCGAAGCATACGAAAACGCCATGATTTCCCAAAACCAGCAAAAGAATGATCTTCTTTCGCAAGCCGCTTTACAAGGTATTGGGCTAGATACCGGCGCCAGGGCGCAGGGATTTAACGAAGCCAGCTCACAAATGAGCGCGCAAAACGCCGCACAACAAGCTGAATTACAACGAGAAGCATTTTTGCGCCAGCAGCCGTTGAACGAAATTACTGGTTTAATGTCAGGCTCGCAGATCCAAATGCCGCAGTTTCAAGGTTACTCACCGACCAGTATTGCGCCTGCGCCGTTATTTGCCGGGGCGCAGGCGCAGGGGGCAAGCGACATGGATCGGTATGGGATTCAGTCGGCCAACGTCAACGCGCAGAATGCGGGGCTTTACAACCTTCTCGGAGCGGGCGGCGCTGCTGGAATTATGAAATATTCAGACCCTCGCCTAAAGTCTAACGTTGTTCGTATTGGCACGCACCCGTTGGGTATCGGCGTTTACGAATACAACATTTTCGATCGCAGAGCGCGCGGCGTGATGGCTGATGAAGTCGAGGCCGTAATGCCGGAAGCCGTTGTGTTGCATCAGAACGGATACAAAATGGTCGATTATGGGATGATCAATTAAATGAACTCAACCTACAATTTCAATCCTGAAGAAAAACGTATGCAGCTCGCCGCTATGCTGCAAGACCCGACGCAACCTTACAAAAGGTATAGCGGGCCTATGGGCGCGCCCAAATCAGGCGGCGGCGGCATGGGATCTTTCAACGATATGATGATGAAGCGGATTATGCAGACGCAGCCCGGCGCGCCGGTTGTTGAGAAATCAACACAATACGACCCGAATTCACAGAACTTCACACCGTCTTATTAAAGGCTCAAATGGCCACAATCAATCCAACTCACGCTTTTAACCTGCCTGGCCCATACCAGGCAGAGTTGTCGAGAATAGCTGACCAGCAGCGCATGGCAGAGATGCTCCAGGCGCAGTCACAAGCACCGTTAGAGCGTTTTAGCTACAAAGGCATAGAGGCGCGCACACCTGCAACGGCAGGGCTGGCAAAGCTGCTACAAGGACTTGGCGGGGCATACTTTCAGAATCAGGCGCGGGAAGAAGAAAAGGCGCTCGGCGAGAGATACAAAACAGAATCGTCAGATATATTGCGGAAAGCTTTTGAAGCTGGCGCCGGCACTCCTGCTGTTGCAGGTAGAGATATTCCAGAATCAAGTTTTGTCCCTAGTGGATCTGATCTTACCGATCTTGTGCCTCCAACAAGGGTTCCAGAAGGCCAGCCCGGTGAAGGGAATATTGTACAACCGGCATATACGATACCTGGTCGCGCAGCAGTAGCGCCAAATCAGCAGGAAATGGCTCGGTTGCTGATGACAAGCCCGAATCCGGCGCATGAGGCTTTTGGGTTGCAGACAGCACAAAAAGCAATGGAAGCCCAGCGCGTTGCGGCTGTGTTGAAAGGCATGGGAGTGGGAAGCCAGCAAGCAACGCCAGAACAGGCTCTCAACGCAGAGGCTATGGCTGGTGGCGCTCCCGGCCCGACAAACGCAGCAGCGGGCAGAATCAATGTGCCAAATGCCGGGATACCGGGCGTTAGCCCGCAAGCAATGGCTTTGATGCTAGACCCAAATGCTCAGTTACAAGACATTGGCAAGGCCGCGCAAACCGCTTTTGCGGAACAAAACAAGCCAATAGTAAGCAGAGAAAACGCACCCATTTTAAGACGGAACGCAGTAACAGGAAAATTAGAAGTTGAATTTGCTCCTGCGCCTAAACTTCCCGAAGGTATGGCATATAATTTTGGAACAGAAACAGTAGGTGTTGCAAAAGGTTTTCCAGAGGCTTTAACAAAAATAACCACAACAAAAGGCGAGGCCGAAGGGGAAAACACAATAATAACTAAAATGATTGGTG